TCTGTTTTAGGACGATCCATACCGTCTTGGATCGGTTTGAAGAAAAACGGATAGTTAACGGATATTGGTACGACTTTATCTGTAAACATTTTTTTAGCATCTGATCCAGATTTAGAGAGTATACCGAATCTGGAGTCACTAGATATTGTTGCTTGGTTAACAAGTTCCGCTGAGGACATAAATGAAAATCCAGATCGTCTGTTTTTAAGATAGCACATCCCGTAACATCTCGTATCTGCTTTACATGCTTCCCAAAATATATAGAATAATCTATTTGCTTCTCTAAAATCTGGTGCCCCAACGTCGATCTTTGACCATTGTAGGTACATGTAATGAGTACCAGTAATATAAGTAGCAAGACCGTTGTTATAGAACCAATAACCTTGTTCTCTTCTTTTAAATTCTTCATCTATATAGTCATACCATTTTTCTTTAAACTCAGCTGGATACTCTTCCCAGTCAAATCTAGATTTAATTCTACTTAATTCTTTTGGATACTCTTGCTTTTCCCATCTTTGATCCTTTTTAACTTCACTTCGTTTAAACGGTTCATCTGTTGCTGGTAAAGCAATCCTGAGATTTTGTATTTCAATGACTTGTCCAATTTTTCCAGTTTTACTTATTACTATAAAATCATAATCAGAGTTGTAACCATACTCCCATTTTTTGAAACGATTTTGTTTCTTTAATATCTTAGGGTTAACAATGTCTTTAACTTCTTTCCAAAGAGTTTGCTTGTACATTACTTACTTCTCCCTTCTGCAAATCCTTTAAAAGTTTTTTGTTCTTTAACTTCTTTAGGTTTTTCATTTAAAATATCTTCTTCTAATTGTATTCTATTTAATATTTCAAATGCATCAAATATTGCTAGTTTTTTAGTTGCAGCAGCATTTTTTAATCTATCAGCGCTTACATCATCGTCTGAGTCAACAATCTTTTCTTTTGCTACTTTAATTAGTTCTTCAACTGCTTTTTGCCCAGCTTGGATTATTTTCTTTTTCGTTTCCTTGGTATTCATGAGTTAAAGCTATATCATTTGATTTCATACAATAAAGTCGTTCACCTTCTATTATAAACTCAAATTCAGAGTTAGGTGTAAACGTAATAAGTGTTCCAGGTGTTATTCCTAGCGCTTCTAAGGTATCATTAGTATATTTTACTATACCAACATTAGGTTGTTCTTTTATATTATCTAAGATATTGGTACTTAAAACTGGTTTTACAAAACAATAATCTAAGTGAGGTTTTGAATTATACATATATATTTGCTCGGGAGAACAAAAATAAAGATCATCTTTAAAATAGGTTGAACTATCTCTTTCTTTACCTTTTTGATCATACCATCTTCTAAATATATTATGGTGAATATAAACTTCATCACCAGTTTTAATTTTAGTTTTATAAGCAGATGGAATCGAAACTACAACTGCTTTTTTACTTACAAAAATATGGTTTTCTATATTTGAATTAATAATTAATTCTTTATCGCCTATAGATTTAGTGTTATCATACCTTTTATCTGTTGGTTTGATAATAAAATGATATATACTATTCATTAATATTTAAGATCATACTCTACAGAAATAGACATATTAGCATTAAACTTTTTCCAAGGTAAGACTTCATTATTTTTAGTTATAAAAATATTATACGATTGGTCTTTATCTTCAAATAGAATATCGCTAATAGTATGCCCACCGTACACTTCTTGTCCAGTAGCATAATGCATTGCATCGTTCTTATAGTCAGAACCTATACTAATCTTTCTTATTACTTTCGACATCAGTATCTATTTTAGTGTAAGCACCATTTTCAAGGTTAATATTAATAGCCCCGTATTCAGCTTCTAATACCTTTTTGTAATCTTCTATTTCCTTATTAACTACAGCTATATCATGCAATAATCCGTGTTTTTGGCCTTCTAATAAACCTATATTGTGAACTAACTCGTTGAGTTTTTTCTGTTGCTCTTGGATTGATTTTAATTCTTCTTCTTTAATTTTCATTTGATTTAATTTAATTTAATTTTATTGATTTTAGATTGGTTAAGCCGAGCACACGTCGGGATCTTCAGTAACAAGTCCATCAGAGCCTATTACATAATAAATTCGCAGATTGTTGAATTCTGGTATATTTTGAGAATACCAACCTGGTTCAGGGTACCCAGTTGCCTCTGCGTCAATGTATATTCTTGAGCCTTTCTCTGGAAAGATTACATCCGGAACAGGTCCTGCTGTTGTGAAAAAAAACCCTTCAATGGCAGCGGCACAAGCTAATTCTTTACTGCTTCTAGCGATAGTTGTTGTGTCAAACTTGAAAATTTCCCCACTTGGAGGTATTACTCCACCTCCGCCTCCGCTTCCACTCCCCGGTCTTGATGACCCAGGTAAATTAGACAAACTAGGGACTTTTATCCCAATTCCGATTTTCATATTTTAATATAAAGCTACTAGTTCGCCCTTATTAAACACTTCAAATGGCTCACCTTCCTGATTTAACACAGCTTCTACAGATACAATTAATATAGGTAAAAAAGAACCTGCTGTTATACCTCTAAAGGATATCGGCTCTTTACTACCTTCAAGTCTCACTACTATTGTATCGAAAGTGCCACCTACGTACAGTGTGCACCCTATTGTATCTGTGTTGGGGATTCTTTGTTCAATAATTCCCTCAGACCCTAAGTCAAGAGCATCGTGCGCAAGTATTCTTGGTTGAGCATTTTCATTGCCTTCTAATCCTCTAATATTTTGTGTATTGTATGTTGCTGGCATTTTATTTGTTTATTTTTGTTATTTTTTCAGCACCACGACTCCCGAAGTATGCTACATATACTGTTACCAATAATGTTTTTAATAAGTTTATCCAAGCTTCATCAACTTGAAATTGTAAGTGAAAAGAATCTACAGCCATCATAAATACAGCTGATCCAGTTAAAAATACTAAAGCTAAAGGTCTAGTGTTCTTACTAAGCCAAGAGTCTGATTTCATATCAGATCTCCATCTGCTAGATACTTCTTTCATTTCTGCTATGTCTTGTTCTATAAGCTTCATAGCTTGTTCTTTATCAACTGCCTTAATCTTATTATCACTTGATATAAGATTTTTTACTACACCAAGCGTGCCTTGATTAGGTAATACATCTCCAAGAGCTTGCAACACCTTAGGAGCTTTGCTTGATAGAAAGGCACCTATTTTAGTTTCATTAAATGATTTTTTCATTTAACAAGAATTTTTAGTACATGAAGTTGAAAACTTTGTAGAAAATTGAGGCTTTCTATTTTTTTGCTTATATTTTGTGGTTTTTGTTTTCTTAGGCTTGTATTTTGTCTTTTTCTTTTTTATAGAAGTAGTTATAGTTGGTGTTTTAGATGGTGGAGTTTTTGTTGGTGGAGTTTTCGTTGGTGGTGTTTTAGGAGTGTCAGGTTTTTTAGTAAAATACTCTTCTTTGGCTGTGGCTGTTTCTTTTTTAGCTGGAAATCTATCCTTATAAGAAGAACTAATATATTTCTTTTTAACAAGCTCTTCGCCGGTAGCATCTGGAAATCTAGTTTTTAATCTGCTTATATAATCACCAGAATCTGTTGCTTTTTTACCTGTTGTTTTTGCTTTTGCAACTGTAGATCCAGGTTTATCAACTGTGCCTTCTGCTGATCTATAATGTCTAGTTCTACCATCATCAAGCTTTTCAGTTTTAAACTCTGCTTTCTTTAAATTAGCATCAGCTGTGGCTTGAGCTTTCTTTTTTTCTTTATCACCTTCTCCAGGAGCAGATGCGCCATCAACAGATGCGCCTATCAAACTTCTTTCGGTCATATGTTTAAAAGGTTTATTATTGCCTCTATATCCTTTTAATTTAAATTTTGTTGATCCCATTTCTTTTGATTCTTTGTTCCTTGATTTTTCACTAGCCTTGTAAGCTTCTTTCTCCCAAGGTAACTGTTCGTTGTGTTCGTTTAAATTTGCCCTAGGATAAGTCTTACCTTTCCAATAGAAATTTTCTTTATCATAATCTAAATCACCTTTGGCTTGCTGCTCTTGGTGAACTTTTTCATGAGCTATAACATGCTGCTCTTCTTCTGGACTAATACCACTTTGTACTATTATACCAGTATGGTTTGATTTACCAATAGATCCGTCTGTTAAATCTTTTTTGTAAACAGCTATGTTCATATTAGATTTATCGTATGGTGCACCTTTTAGTTTAAAACCCATTATTTATTTTTTATTCTTTTTTTCAGCTTTTATTTGTTTGTCAGTTAAAGGAACATCAGCATCGTCTGATGGTCTTAATTTTATTGTGCCATTATCACAGTAAAACTCTCTTCTTTCTCTAGCAGCTTCTTGCTTTCCACCCTCTTTCTTAGCGTAGCCAGCTTCCCAAGCTTTCCAAGCAGTTTTACACTTATTTTTTTTACCTCGTTCTCTCATTTTAACCTTTCATTACTGCGTTAGCAAATTTACCTTTTATCTTACCGTCAGCTACAGCTTTCTTTAGTTTAGGATTAAAACTAGCTCCTTCTTTTTTAGTTTTACAACCAAAATTATTAGCGTAGTTAGCCATTTTTACTACAGCTGGAGAGTACTTTTTAGTTTTAGATCTCATAACTTTACTAGCGGCTTTACAAGTGTCCATGCCACCCATATTCTTTTCTACCCATTTAGTAAACTTACCTTCGTTCTTTTCTTTTATTTCTGGAAACTTTTTAGAAGCTCCATCATTTTTAACTTCTTGCTGATCAAATGGTGATCCAGATTTATAACCTTTTTTACTTAAGCGTTCATCTTTTTTACTACCTTCTTTAACTTTTTTGGATTTTAATTTACCATCGATTGAAGGTAAAATATCTTTAAATGCACCTTTAGCTTTTTTAGGTTTTTTAAACTCTTTAATCTTATACTTAGTTATTTTTTTCGTGTCTTTTTCGTTTGGTACTATTTTTACTCCCATTTTGTTTTATTTATTCATGTTATATGGAAAATTTTTATTAAACCATTGCTTGCGATTATCACAACCACAACCACCTGGTATCATATCTGCAACTTTTTTTATACCTGTTGCTTTTGTAAACTTTTCTATACTATCTCCTAATCCTTTTGATTTCATAATATTTAATTTAACAGTTCCACCTTCTTCTAGCCGCTAATCCTCTTTCACCTTTCCAGCTTTTTGATCTAGCGCAAAATGATTTTCTACGCTTAGCATCTTTACTACCTGGCTTTAGCTTTGATGGATCTTTTGTAACAGCTGTTTTTAATTTACTACCTGGGTTATTACGTTTGTATTCATTAACACCTTTTTGTGTCATACCACCACCAGCCTTACCTCCTGTACCTGTAGGATTAGCTTTGTTGAAATTCTTGCCTTTGCCTATTGTTCTTTTAGGATCAGCTGCACTAGGACCACCTACTTTTACGCAGTTGTTAACCATCCTATTACCTTTTTTCTTCATGCCTTTTTTAATAAAACCATCCCAGCAAGGAGTTGATTTCATAGAAGCACCATCTTTTCTTTTAGTTCTTTTAGAACTACCACCACAGGGTTCACCTGTAGCTACATTAATCCAGTTTTCTTTTTCAAACCAATCTCTTAAGGTAGCTCCTTTTTTACGAGCACCTTTTACATTAGAAGAGCTTGATCTTTTATATTTGCCTTTAGAAGCTGCAGATCTTTTAGCATTGACAACTTTATCTCTTTCAGCTTGACTCATTGATCTTACCTTAGAAGCAGGTAGGCATACTTTGCTAGTTCCGCCTCCTTTAACTTTTCCCACGGTTTCTTTTTTTAGATCCGCCACCGTAGTTACCTGGTCCACCAGCTTTAGTACATCTCACACCCCAGCCAGAAGCATAAGCACTTGGCCATACTTTGAATTTCTTTTTTGCTGCAGCTTTACAAGCTGGACTAATTTTTCCCATATCTTATAGTTTTCTACCTTTTTTATCTACCTTAACTTCTTTAACTATTACTTTAGGTCTTTTATTTTGCAAAGCTTCTAACTGCCTGTTAAGCTCTTCTAACTTACCATCAGCTTCCGTGCCATCCTTAATCATACCAGCTGTTATACTAATTTCTTCTTTTAATATACTTTGAGTTTGCTCTAGCATATCTACTTGATCCTTTAACTGCATGATCATTTTTTCATTCCACTCTTCTTTTAACTCATACTCTAAGCGAGATACTTCAACCGGCGGTAAAGTTTTAGCTTCTGCTATATCTTCTTGTAAAGTATAATACATACCTACTATTGTAGTGGTAAACATTATTATCCCAATTACAGTTTTTATATCAATTTTAAACTCAGTGTTTTCAGATATTTTCATATTCTTTCGTCGCGTCAAATGATGGGCATGCTTTATTAGCAAACTCATTATGTGA